ATGCCTCCGTCTTTTCTACCTATTAGTTCGTCAAACTCTTGATCTGCTATATCTCTAGCTTCTGCTTTTATACGATCTTCTATTGGATTAGACATGTATTCTTTTCCGTAAAAAGCTTTTCTAACTTGTTTAGGTAATGTTGCCAACATAGCTATACCTGTTGATGCACCAAACTCTTTCATGGGTAATCCATCAGACTCTTCAAAAGCTTTACCGCCTGGATAAAACCCTACTCTTTCTTGGTATCTTGAAAGCAAAGGCATATCTCTTGCAACCTTACCTCTTTCATAACGCTGTAAAAAATCATATTCTTCATCTGTTATTTTGCTATAGTCTGGAGTTCTTCTTCTTCTATAAGAATCATAATCACTAAGATATAATTTAGTTAAAATGTTTTCTAACATTTGAGATTCTTCTCCAGATAAATCAGTTACATCTAATGGCCCACCATCTGCAAAAGCAGCTATGCCTCCGTCAGCAAATTTTTTATTGTATCTAATACCAGCACCATTTATTTTAGGGTTTACATAAAAACTTAATCCATCATCTTGACCATAAGTAAACTCATCTCCTCTTTTACTTATTGGTCTTCCTGTCATTTGTAGGAATTTATTAATTAAATCTTCTTCTGATTGATCTTTACCTATTGGTATTTTAATTCCAAGCCTATCTTCTAATTCCAAAATACTTCTGTCTTTCAGCATTCTTTTAAGAATTTCCTCTTCGTTTCTTTGAGGTATAGGCTCTAGCCCAGACATTATTCCTTGCATTACATCACCTTGCTATAATCAACAGCGTAGTAGCCGTCCTTAACTACAACTGCATCTGGTTTAACTTCTAATACTTCTTGAGCTAACACACCTTCTGTTGGCTCTGCTTCAGCTCCTATAGCCTTACCTTTATCATTCCAATCCCATGTGTACCAACCGATACCTGGCTCAAGCTCACCTATCTTTGTAATGTTTTCTTTTAAGTCAATGTCTGAAGAACCATGTTTAAAAGTTCCTATACCTGTTAGCAGTGTGCCTGCCGCACCCACTGCTTGTCCTAGTGCTGTTGGTTGTTGATAGACACCACGTTGATATGCACTCGTACCAGTACCACCAGAAATACCTCCCATTGGTGATCCAGCAAGTAATGCTTGACCTTGTTGTAATCTTTGCATTGGTTCAGCAGCAAGCTGTTGTGCTGCACCATACTGTCTTGATAGTGCGGCTTGTTGTGTCGCCTGTCCTTGAGCTCCAAGTTGATTCAGCATATTGATCTGACTTCCTAACATACCTTGTCCTTGTTGCCCTAAACCTGCAATGCCTTGACCTAAGGCTGCTTGTTGTCCACCTAAAGCTGCTTGTTGGCTACCTAATCCTGATTGTAAGTTTGCAAGTCCAGCCTGTCTGCCTTGTTGTGCCTCAAATGATTGTCTTGCAGCGTCTTGTGCTCTGCCAAAACCTTGACTTCTAAGAGCACCTACAGCCTCAGCTGCACCTCTGCCTGTTTGTCTTGCTAATTCTTCTTGTGAAATTCTACCCCTTGAACCACCAAACGCACCTTGACTTATAGCTCTATCACGCAGTCCTATGTCTTGTTGTGCTGCTGCTCGGTTTATATCTTGTAATGTTTGTTGTACTACTTGATCTTCGTATGGATCATAAAACATAGATGCACTTCTAGGATCATACATTTGAGTTGCACCTATGCCGCTTTGTTCTGCTCTCTGTAACGCACCTAAACCACCTGATACAGTTCCAGCACCTTCTTCTATCATACCTCTAGCTTGATCTATGTAAGGTGCGAATTGACCTAAATCTTGTGAAGCTTGTCGTGCTTGTATTTGTAGTGGTGTAAGACCTGCTGTTTGTTCTATTGGTATGTCTCTAGGCCTTGATATTAAACCCTCATATTCACCAGGAGAGCCAAAGTAAGAACCAAGTATTCTTCTTGAATAGTCTTCAATGTAAGGAGAAGTAAAAGAATAACCAGTTTGGGGGGTGGTTATAATATCCGCTTCTGGCGTTGCTTTTGTTTTACTAAGACACATATTTCATTTAATTCCTATAATACATACCACCTATTTGGTGGAAGCCTTTTTTATCAAATAACTTTTTAGCTCGTTCAACTCCTTGTAAGTTAAACACGCCCATTATTAAAGGCTTTTCTAGCTTATTAGCATAATCTATAACTGCATCTATTAAAAGATGTGAAGGCGATGTTTGATCTTTTAGGTTTCTGTATTTAGGTAAAACAAAAAACCATCCATCTCCTACATATTCTTCTGCTGACCACCAATGTTTATCAGGTGCGACAGCTATACTTCCTACAATCTTATCGCCATCATTTACATTATACACAATACCTTCAAACATAAAATGATTTATGTGAGCCGAAGCTCTTAACCAATCTATTTCAGGAGACTGATCTCCTGATAAAGAATGCTCTGTCCAAAAACTTTCAGATAAGAACTTTGCAATTTTTTTACCATTATCAGCGTTAGGAACTATAGTTTCTAGCGTTAGATTCATGCTAATTTTTTAGCAAATTCCTCTCCAAGCTTTTGCATTTCGTACATTTCTCTAGCACCAAGAAGTCTTTGTTCGTATTCATCATCTGGATCTGCACCAGCTTGTATTCCTATACCTCTTACAGCAGCAGCGTTTACAACAAACTCACCATCACTTAACATTGCTGGTATCTTGTCGCCACGCTCTCCGCCTGGGCCTGTAATTAATTCATCTCTATCTACGAAAGTTCCATCTTTAGCATATAACTGACTAGTTATTTTTCTTGGTTGTAGGTCATCAATAAAAGTTGCCTCTTTAGGCGGTGCCACCAAGGGGGAAAATGGCACGCCTTTCATTTGAGAGTAAAGTTTTGAGACCTCACTAGGATAAAATTTGTAAACAGCAGGGTTTTCTGATCGTGCATCTATAGTTACATCCGCACCTGGAGTAGTTCCTCTATAAGCATTACTACCCATAGCACCAGAGGCACCGTAGCCTTTTGCTAATCTAGATGCGGCTTGTTGTGCTATTTGTTCTTCTGTTAATGGAGTTTGTTGAAATTGAAATCCTCCTATACCACCACTACCACCTAAAACATTTCTTATGTAGTCATTTATATCAAAGTTACTAAAATCAAAATCTTCCTCATTATTATCAAGATCAATTCCTTTTACTCTTTTAATATACTCTGCTCTTTTATTAATTGGACCACCTGATTTAAAACCTTGTGGCATTAATGTTTCAGGATCTGGTCTTCTTATTTTAGGAATAATTGCATCTATTCCTGCAACTTTACTTGGCTCTACTAAAGGAAAAAATTCAAATGTATTTCCTGCCATTGAAAGTATTTCTCCTAATTTTTCTAATTTATTTTGCTCATCTAAATCTTCTTGAGCATCATCAACAGCCTCGTCAACACCAGGCATGCCACCCATAAAGTAGCCTGGCACGTCATAACCGAACTTGTCTTCTACTAAGGCAGGGTTTTCTTTTGCTAGTGCCTGTATCCCTTTGTTTCCTTCAGATAATTTTTTCATATTTAATTTGCAGTTATATTGATGGATATGTCTCCGTTGGTTTTAACAGAAACTGATCCCACTGATGCAGTCATCTCAAAGCCTTGTGAACTGCTTGGAGTATGTAACTGTATCCATTGATTGCCAGTATAAACCTGTAAAACATCAATAGATGTATTCCATATTACATCACCAGCGTTAAAATTTAAAGTTGATATTTCAGAATCGCTAAATTGTGGTGTAGAGTTTGGATCAAATTTACCTAAGTTTATTTCAAGTATTCTAATTAATCTGTTAAAAGTCCCTGCTTCAACCTCACCATTTGCTTGAGGTAATCTTGTTTCAAGTAGTTTGGCCACTATCTTCTACCATCGCTTTTAACATCTATTCTGTTAGAGCCTAACCTCCATCTAAACCCAGTTCTTATTCCTGTAGCTGCGTCATCATCAGACTGCACCCTAAGAACTAGCTGTCTACCTCTAGCACGTGTGAAGTTTTGTTGAGTAGAGCTAGTAACATTGTTTGTTGAATTAGTAGTTAGACTATCGCCTGGAAAGTCGCGAGTTTTAAGAACAAAGTTTATTTGACCACTCGATGCAGATGTACCAAAAAACTTTACATCAGGAATAATTCTGCTTATAAAACCAAAACCATCTCCATCTTCTATATCTATATCTCCAGATTCTATATAAACATTGTCCATAGGCAACCCATCAGCATCATCAGAATTTTCATGAATATATAAGTATCCTGTGCTGTTATCTTGACCTGTAGCTTTTGGTTTTTCAAACACACCTTCATCTAGCCAAGCTGTTCTTGATAGGTTTCCTATACTCCAAACACCTTCTAAGTAATTATAAGTAACATATCTATCTATTTCAGTAGATGAGGATGAGCAGTAAAACCAACCAACTTCGTTAAATTCTTTGTTTGTAAACGATATAGTTTTAAATGATTGCGATGAGTTAAAATCATCTAATACATAATTTAATACACTACACACTAATCTTTTTACTGATCCTGAATAGGTATAAAAACCATCTCTTGCCATCCAATACACACCATCTGGTGCGTTTATTGCTGCATTAGGAGATATTAGTCCTACATTTTCGTTTATAAGATTGACACCAAAAGTAAATGGTGCACCTACAAATTGCATGCTATACAAAGAAGTATCAGTCCAAATAAGTATTTCTTGTCTTGATCTTAAACCACCTACTATTTGTGATCCAGAAGACAGTCTTAATGATCCTGCTGTGTTGGTAGCAGTTGGCTCCCAATTAGTTGCACTTTCTTGGTCTGAAAATGCTATAAGCATAGGATCTATAATACCTGTTCTTGAGCTACCACTAATAGGATCAGCACCTAAAACTATAACGTGTCTATCAATATCACTTACAATTACTTGTAATCCTTTTGTTGGCACAAGATTAGCACCACTTAAACTACTTAAAACAACTGCTCTAGTGCTAGTTCCATTAGTCTCATCCCAGTAATAAATATTGCCTGCTCTTGGATTTATAATTAAATCTTCTCCAAAAGCATCGTGTGACCACAATCTTAACTGTCCAGTTTCTGTTATTGAGGTTCCTGAACCCCAAGTGCCACCACCCCATGTTCCAGCACCCCAACCTGTCGATGCTACAAAAACATCTAGTCCTACATTTATTTGATAAGTACCTACAACAGAAGACCCGCCATTACCGCTATCTGAGGAGTTTGCAGTAACTGTAGAACCAGAAGTATCTTTAGCTTCTATGGTGTAACTGTTTGCATTTACTATGGTTGCTATTTGATATTCTTGATTAAGAACAGCAGCAGTAATGTTGCCACCTAAACTAGATGCACCACTAAATGTAACAAAATCGCTTTTCACAGCACCATGACCTGTATCTGCAACTGTTATAGTTGCATCGCCATTGCTTGCAGAAAATGTTACGTCCCCCGCACTTGTGGTTGATCTTATTGGAGTAACATCAGCAAAACTAGATCCTTCTTTGATATAGTATTTAAAGGTAGTGCCAAGTCCTAAATACTTAGTTGAGTTTAAAGCAACCCAACCTAGCAGTGCTCTACCTGTGCCTAAATAATAGGAGCTAGTTTCTTTTTCCCAACCACCTATTTTTTCTGGAAGTCCTTTTCTAAACCTAACTAAATTACCATCTGTCCAACCGCCCTTACTCATAAGGTCGGTCATTTCTTTGTTAATGCCTGGATTAAATTGTAATTTAGTTAATGGCACGGCTATACCTCATGCCATTCTTTGCCTTCAAACAATAAGGCTTCTGCTTCTCTCCTTCTTATTAAACCTTGTAAAACTTTACCGCCTGCTTTGTTCCATCTTTTAATTTGTGCAGGCACTCCCTCATAATCTTTATCGTTTAATACTTTTAACAAAGTAGAGTTTTTAAGATTGGTTGATCCAAGATTAAATGTCCAAGATACTAAAGCATCAAATTGATTTTGTTCTAATGGCACTTCAACAAGTTTGTTTACAGACTCTTCAAACACTTCTACATCCTCAAGTAATAACATTTCTGCTCTTTCTTGTGATATTTCCATACCTTCTTTTACTCCATCGGTGCTTCCATATCCTATAGTCCAAACATTAGCAGCACATTTATACGCTTCAAGTTCACAACCTTCAAACTTTTTAATTAGGGAAAGTCCCTCTTGTGATATATTCATGTTACTCTCCTTTGTCGCTGGTGTGAGATGCTCCGAAATAAAACGAAATAATAGCACTTGCTAGTCCTCCTAAATAACCTAACACTAAATTAATTAGTGCTTCAGAGTTTTGTTCTGGTGGTTGTAATGTTACTAAAAATATGTAACCAAGAAATCCACCTATAGTAAATAAACCTATAATACGAGCAGTCCAATCTTTGCTAAATATACCTCTAGCGTTTTGTTTGTCTGCTACTTCTAACTTAAATACATCTACATCAAGTTCTTTCATCTGAACTTCAAACTCTTGTTCAGCTTTTTTAAGTTCCATCATTTGTTCTGGTGTTGCGTTTTGTATCGCTTGTTGTACGGATTTTTGATCGTTAGATACACCTAACACTTCTGCTATTTTACCCATAGCCATTCCGCCTAATGGCCCACTAATTGCTGTGCCTAATGTTGGTGCAACAGCACCTACTATATTTTTTAATAATCCTTTCATATTAATATACCTGTTAATACAGCTATACCTATTGCACCAAGAAAGCCAAATACTCCGAAAGTAGCCGCTTTAATAGTGGAATTGATATAGGTAATTTCTTGTTTTATATCAGAAAACTCATTGAATGCAGTTTTCCAACGCTCGTGTGATATTGTTTCTAACTTTGTAAGCCTTTCTGCAACATCGTTTACTGTCATTTTTTTATTAACCATCTTGTAATGTATATATTTTAATTGGCTTTTCTTTGCCTTTTACAAAAATACTATCAAGTTCCTTTAACACAATTTGATCGCTAAAGCTACTTGCACTGATAGTATCATAACCTATAACAATATCTTCTCCAACTTCCTTAGTAGAGCTTTCAAGCCTAGCTGCAAGGTTTACTGCATCACCTATGGCTGTGTAATCAAACCTTGTATCGCTGCCCATATTACCTATAACAGCGTATCCAGTATTAACACCTACTCCTATTTCTACATCAATATTAGATTCTTTTATTTTGTCTTGTATTTCTTTTGCACAAAAAACCGCAGCGGTTTCATGATCTGGCAGATCAATAGGAGCATTAAATATGGCCATCATAGCATCGCCTATATATTTATCTACCATACCTCCATACTCTTTTACTGCATCAGCTTGTATTGTCAGAGCTTTGTTCATTATTTTTGTTACTTCTTCTGGCTCTAGCTTTTCAGACATAGCAGTAAAACCACGCACATCAGTAAAGAGAAATGTGCAATGTCTGCGTTCGCCTCCCAACACTAAAGAACTAGGATTATCTTGTAATTTTTTAACTTGGCGTGGATCAAGGTAATGTTCAAACTGTTTCTTGATCTGTTGTCTTAGTTTATATTGTTGTCTAAACCTCAAGTAGAAAGCTATAGATCCTGAAATAAACTCTGATATAAGTGTCCAAGATACATCTACTAATAAACCTTTGCTTATAAAGTAATACCCTAAACTACCAGTAGTAACCATTAACATGGTTGCAACAGTAATACCCCAAGTTATACCTAAATAATGAAGTGCAAACCAAACCAAACTAACAAATATAATAAATATCATTAGTTCAGCAGCTAACGACCAATCAGGGATGTAAGGACTATCTTGTATTAATATTGATTCAGCAAGTGCTGCTTGTATTTTATGTGGCTCTAGTAAGCCTACAGGTGTTGCTACCTGTGGCATGACTCCGTTAGCAGTTACACCTATAAATACAAACTTACCATTTACTTCCATTTCTTGTAAATCAGTTTGTGGTGTGTCTATCCAACTAATCCATTTACGACCAAAGCTATCTGTTTTAACTGGTGGTATTCCTCTTATTGATATTTCTGATATACCATTATCATTAGTTTTTATAATATA